CCGTTTATTTTTACAGGAGGACCTAAAGGTACTAAAACACAAGTATATAGAGATATGGTGTCCTATATACAAAATGGGGTAGTTAAAGTGCCCGACCCAGCAGGATTACCTCCGCAAGAAGCAAAGTTAGTCAATAAATGGCTAAAAGAACATATAGATTTAGAGTATGTCATGGATACTTCTCAAAAAACAGAGAAGATTTCAGCACCAGATGGAAAACATGATGATTATTGTGATAGTACAGTGATTGCATTACATGCAGCACTAGGTATGTTACCACCAGAATCATCGTTCACATCGGTAAGTTTAAATAGTCCCTCGCGAGTACATACCGAAAAGCATAAATACTCCACTACAGGACCACTATTTTCCAAAACTATGCGTCGTAGTGCCCCGAAAAAGCATTCTCCGGGTGGAATCTAGCGAAAGCTTTATATACTAGGGTCTACTAAGGTTATAAGATAGCCATGGCTCTGAGTGATTATTGGCCTTTTAAAAGGCGGAGTTTCGCAACTGTTGGGCAAGACCCACCATTCTCAAAGGATGACCCTAGAAGCTACGGCTCTGGAGTTATTCGTAGAATAAAGTTGCAAGATAATTCAAGCTCCTTCGGGAGGAATAGTGGAAGCAAGGAACCGCAGGTAGGAGACTATCGTACCTACATGAACGTTTATTTGTCTGACCCTATCGTGAGAACCCTTATAGATTTACCATGTCTTTATGCATCTAAGGATGGGTACGACATAGTAACCGATAATGACGATGAAAGAATGGCTATCACCCAGTTATTTGACGATATTAATATAGAAACTGTATTATATAGTTGGATAAGAAATGGTAGAATCTTTGGTACTTCTTATTTAGAATATACTGGAGATAATTTAGTTCTACGTTCGTCTCAGAATATGTATGTACAAAGAGATGAAAACGGACAAATTAAATATTATTACCAAGATTTAGGTGGGGATGAAGAATCTGTGAGGTTTGAAGAAAATGAAATTATTGAGTTCAAAAACAATCCATTTGATGATTATGCTTACGGTCTTAGTGACATCCATCCAATTTTGTACTTGGTTGACCTTAAAGATTATGCAGAACGGGATATTGGTACTGCTCTCAACAAATACGCTAGCAGTAGGTTTGATATTAGCGCTGGACTTCCCGATATGCCTTATGGTCCTGACAAAATTAATGAAATTGTATCAGCATTCAACGGATTAGAACCCGGTGAAGATATAATTCACGGTAATGATATACAAGTTAAAGAACTACAAGGTACACAAAGAGCATTTGAATATGGAAAGTACACAGATGATTTACTAAAAAAGATTCATATGGCACTTAAAGTACCAATGACGATGTGGGACAAACCAGAACAAGCACGTCCTATATTCGAACCTTATGTTAGACATCTTCAGAATATGATAGAGGCAGCTATCAATCAACAGCTTATGCCTCAAGTAGAATCTGGAGAAGCTAAATTTAGATTCCGACAAATGAATGTTGATGACGCTTTCTTGAAAGCTAAGACAGACATGATTTATCTTTCTGAGGGAGTTCTTTCTCCTCAAGAAGTAAGACTGGAAAGAGGTCTAAACCCCGATGGAGTGGTTGAACAGATGGAAATGGCAGAAAATGCAAACATATCTGGCGGCAAAGACCAAGATAAGAAAGAAGAGTCCGAAAGGACTGAGAACCGCGCTGGTAATGAACCAGCTGCTAACGCAACGGGGGATAGAGAAGAATGAGCGACGAATACGTA